TATAAATTTCATCTGGTAGTAATTCACTTAATGATTTATTAGATAAATCATTCAAATTAGGAGATCCGAGAGACTGAGGATTGGTAAAAGCGGAAAGCATAAGCATCCCACTTATAGCAAACAAAATTTTTTTAAGCATGTTATTTTCCGAATTGCTGTTGCCGTATCATTTCCATAGACGATTTTTTATATCCCATATATGCTTGGTATTTCTCATCGTTATCTTTACTATGTATGAAAGTTGATAAATAACCAGCCATCTTTTTTGTCAACGGTTGTCCTGCTCGCTTCCTGCTGTTTTCCATGCTTTTTATATCTGCTTGAGCTTTTTTAACGTCACTGGCAAGCAAATCATCTTGAGTTGCCTGTGCTTGTGCTTGTTTAGCAGGCTTATCATCGGTTGATTTCATATTGTTAAGAGCATCTCGCACTTCTGCAGATTTTTTTGGATCAAGTCTACTATAATCCACAGCATCTTTTAACGCTTTGGCAATAGTTTGAACCCATCTAGGAGGATTATTTGCGTACCTTTTCGCATGATATAGGTACTTGTCGACAGTTTTATGATCTACATAAATGGTTTGCTTGCCTACCTTGTATTTTTTCTTGGTATCCATTTGTTGCGAGTCAATCGTTGATTGTAAAGCAACTTTAAGCGATTTAGGCATGTCCGGTCTTGTTTGGAAAGCTGACCTAGGATCCTCTCCCTTATACCACTTGGCAAATGCGTTTGCCATATACGCTGTAACATTGCCGTAATCAACTGGTTCGTATTCTCGCTTTTGGAATTTAGGATCATCATCGCCCTTTTTCTCTGCTGAATCTGGTGACGGATCTAATGGTTCTTTACCGTGTTCAATCATCGCAAGCAATGTATTTTTTCCTACATCGCCATCTGGTTTAAGATCTTTATCTTGTTGAAATTTCCTTACTGCTCTTGCAGTTTTTTTACCATACCATCCATCTGCTTTGCCAGCCGGATAACCATTGTCATTAAGAAAAAATTGGATTTGCTGCACAGCATGTTTTATTAAACCTTTTCTTCCTTTTTTAAACATCCCCTTGTCAGGTCCATCTAACAAGAATTTTTTTGGTATATCTAAATCATATCCTTTTTCTTTTTCAAGTAAAACTTCATATATAAACATTATCTTTCCCTAGTTACTTTCTATATTTGTTAATAATATGATCGTACTCATCGCTGCCGCTGGAACGTTTTGTCGAATTGTCTCTTCCTCTTTTTTCCTTGTTGTCTTTTCTTATATCATCAATGCGACTACGGCTTTTACCACCAATCCATCTGCCTATACCCTTGAGTGCATCATGTGCAAGATCTGTCCAAATTTCATTCATTTCTTGCTGTTCTTCATTTGTGACACTATCTTCCATATGCTTATCTAATTCAGCCCATGGATCTTTCTTTTTAGGCATTATTTTTTGCATTGGTTTTTTAGGTATATCCACCTCTTTATCAGGGAACAACGGTTCTTTATTCTTTTTCGCCAATCTATCCATTCTTTTTTGATAATCTATTACAGCCTGCGGAGTTTTTGGATTTGCATTTCCTGATTTTTTCCTCATTAATTTTTTTAATTCTAAAGGATCTAATTTCGAAAGCCATTGACCAAAAACAGCATCAAATGGTCCTTCTGTTAGTTTACTAAAAAATTGATCAACATCTTTTGATTCTGCAAGCATTGATTGTAATACTTGTTTCATATCAGTTTTTTGTACTTCAACATATTCTATGTCATCCATTTTTTGGATTAATTTTTTTAGGTCAGACATTCGTTTCTCCATTTGAAGTATTTAGCAAAAAAGCTGGAAGGATAGTCCGTTCTGTTGCCCGGTGGACTATGCCGCGGAGTTCACAACTTATTAGGCTGCGAGTAATTCACCTTCACTAGCCATTGACATGTCTAATGAAGTAAATGCTCCAGGTACAAAATTTTCGTTTGCACTTATCAAAGTTTCTTGCATTAACCGAGCTTGCTCCGGATAACTCAGCATCCCTACTTACTGCTTGTCGAATACCTGAACACCCCCGTATGTTGAAAATGTGTGGTGGAGGTGGCCGGAATCGAACCGGCGTCCAAGTTCAGCTTTTGTTCAGCGTCATCGTTATTAGTTTAGATCAGGTACGTGTAAAACAATTTCTAGTGACCAAATTAGTATGTATATAATAGCCATACACAACAACCAAATAGCCAAGTTTTTACCGTCACGCATCCTAATCCTTTATTTAATAGCCACACTCTTTGCAATTGGGTTTACAGTCTTTGCAGTTGCACGGATCGCATTTACAGTTTGGATTATTACACATAATTTTCTCCTTGTCAAGTATTTATTTGCCCTGTCCACGATATCTTTTCCATGCCCTTCGAATTCCTTTATTCTTAGGACGGCTATATCCGCTGTTTCCTATCGATGTTCTTTTCCTAAATTTTTTCATATTTTCCTTTATGCTGCATACGATGTCCCTGAACCAGACGTTATCGTTGCTACATATGGTCCGGCAACAGCATCACCAATTCTTGCAATAGGGATACCGTCTGCGTAGGATGTACCAGATCCTGATACTATGGTGCTTACATGCCCACAACCTGGTAAAACTGAATCACCTATTCTTGCAACTGGAATTCCATCTGCATGAGTTGTTCCTGATCCTGAAATTATCACTCCTGATCCTACAAAAGGTTTTTTTGGATGCCCTAAAGGACAAGTTCCAAATGTCGAGTCACCTATTCTTGCTATAGCTGCCATTCTTACATCGCATTCTTTTTATCTTGGATTTCTTTTCTGCGATCTTTGGTTAATTTACCAAGATCGCCGAGGGCTTTCCTTGCTCTTGCGGCAGCAGCTTTTACACCTTTATCATCAAATGTAGCAGCTTCTGCCATATATGCTGTATATGCGTGTATAATTTGTTCGTGTAAAGTCATTTTATACTCCTAGTGTTATTCCTGTAGTTGATTGTAAATAATGATCTGCTACTTCTTTTATACTTTTTGCAGTAATCATAATTTGATTTTTGTTCACCACTAAATCAGCTTCTGGATTTACAGTCAGCATAAAAGGTAGCATTGCTAAACCTTTTTCAGACATTATTGCTGATAGTGGTTGTTTTAATTTTATTGTTTTGTCATTATCATCTAATAATTTTCCGACTATTTCTTCTCCAGATGAAAGTCGAACTGACACAACATCGCCTGTTGCATATGGTGCTTCTATTAACATTTTTTCCTTAATGCATAATGTTTTTATAATTCATAGTTTCTACGTAGGTGATCATTTGATCACATCCTCCTACATTTTTACCATCAATGGTAATTTGTGGAAAAGTTTTTGCTCCTGGAAACCATTCAAAAATTTCTTCTCTTGTAAAATCTTTGTCTAGTTGTTTGTACGTGTAATCTAAATTTCTAGTTTCACAAAAAGCTTTTGCTTGATGACATTTAGGACAAGAACTTTTTCCATAAATTTCAATCATAATGAAAATCCTTTTAATAAATCTTTGTTGACATCTTGTTTAATACCACCGATTATATATGATTCTACTTCTGTCTCCTGAGGAGCTACTTGTAAGCCTGAACTGCTCAACCAATGTGTAGTCCATGGTAGAGGGTTAGTATTTACTGGTTGTTCAAATATAGTTTCAAAACCAAGTGCTTTTAACCGCCTGTTTGCAATATATTCTACGTATTGGTCTAATAGCGTTTTATTTAGTCCAATCATCGATCCATCCTTAAATAAATATTCCGCCCATGCTTTTTCTTCGTTTACGCATTCTCGCCAAATATCATATACTTCTTCTTCGCATTCTTTTGCTGCCTGTTGCATAGCAGGATCATCTTTGCCTTGCATCCATAGTTTTAAAATATGTGTGCTAATTGCTAAATGCTGTGCTTCGTCACGTGCAATTAACGAGATAATTTTTGCAGATCCTTCCATTAATTTTAATTCACCAAACCCAAACGTACATGCAAATGAAACATAAAATCTTAGGCCCTCAAGGATATTTACAGTCATCATTGCAAGGAAAAGTTTTTTGTTGAGGATTTTTTTATCAATTGACCGATCGTGTGTATATTGTTGTGCAAGTTTCATAAATTCATCGTAGTACTTTGTTACACTGTTTGCACGATTAATAATCATTTCATCGTCTAGAATTGTATCAAATACTTCCTCTGGATTTGCATACACGTTTTTCATAATATGTGTATAAGATCGACTGTGGATAGTTTCAAAGAAATCCCATGTAACAATGCATCCTTCTAATTCAGGCAGTGATACATATGGAAGGAAAGCTAGGCAAGGACCTCTACCCTGTACGCTATCAAGTAGGGTTTGATATTTTAAATTAGCAGTAAAAATGTGTTTTTGCTCAGGTCGGAAATTTTGATAATCTGCACGATCTTTTTGCAGACTCACTTCCTCAGGACGCCAAAAATAACCCAACATCGTCTGATTTAATTTATCAAACTGCGGAAATTTAAAAGTGTCATATCTCTGCACATTTTGGTCAGCACCAAAAAACATATGTTGCTTACTAAAATCGATCTTATCTCTATTAAAAACAGTTTTCATTTTTTTCCTTTCAAATTGCACATGCTTCACACTCCTCGTCGGGTATTTCTAACTTTGGAGCATTTAGTTGTTCTTCTTCTTTCTCTTCGACATCATTTGGATCAATTTTAAAATCATATGTATTCTGATAATAACTTGTCTTCCATCCGAGCTTGTAGGTTGTGATTAAATCTTTGATCATTATGCTCATTGGTACTTCGTTATTGGGATAGTGTGTAGGATTGTAACTCCAATTACCACTGATTGCCTGATCAAAGAATTTTTGCATCACTGCTACGATATTTATATAACCTTGGTTGTCTGGCATGTCCCATAATAATGTGTAATATGCTTTTAAACTTTGATATTGTGGAACAATTTGTTTTAGGGGCCCTTTTTTACTTTTCTTCACCGATAAAAAGCCTCTAGGCGGTTCTATACCATTAGTTGCATTAGATACTACTGAACTACTTTCGCTTGGCATTTGTGCTGAAAGTGTGCTGTGTCGTAATCCCCATATTTCTATTTGTTTACGTAAATCGTCCCAGTCCATTTTTAAATCATTTGCAACAATTTCATCTACATCTCTTTTGTACGTATCAATAGGCAATATACCTTTTGAATATTTTGTTTTCCTATAATAATCACACACGCCTTTTTCTTGTGCAATTCTGTTACTTGCTTTTAGAAGGTAATATTGAAATGCTTCTGTTAATTGATGAACTATTTCACTGGCTGCAGGATCATTGTATGCCACTTTATTTTTTGCGAGATAATGAGCCAACCCGATATAACCTATGCCAAGTGATCGTCTGGCTTTTGTACCAATTTCAGCGGCAATCACAGGATATTTTTGATAGTCAATAACTTCGTCAAGAGCACGAACTGATAAGTCACACAATTCTTCCAAGTCATCTAATTCTCGGATTATCCCAACATTGATTGCACTTAGGATACAAAGTGCTATTTCCCCCTCACGGTCGTCAATGTGTTGCAAAGGAGTAGTAGGGAGTGTAATTTCTTGGCAAAGATTAGACATATATACAGTGTCAGTGAAACTGCTATGATTGTTGCAATGATCTACATTCATTATATATATTCTTCCAGTTTCTGCTCTTTCTTTTATAAGAGCGCTGAATAATTCCATTGCATCAACTTTTTTCTTTTTGATGCTTGTGGCTCTTTCATACTTTTCGTATAAAATAGAAAATTTGTCAGCGTCACTAAAATATGCATCATAAAGATCTGGAACATCGTGTGGAGAAAATAATGTAATATGTTCTCCAGCTAATAGTCTTTCGTACATAGTTTTATTGAGTTGTATAGAATAATCTAATTTCCTCACTCTATTATCCTCTGTACCTTTATTATTTTTCAAAACTAAGATGTCTTCAATTTCTTGATGCCATAAAGGAAAATGCACTGTTGCACTACCGCCACGCACCCCATTTTGTGTACAACATCTTACAGTAGCTTCAAACTTTTTTAGAAAAGGCACTACGCCGGTATGTGCAACTTCGCCACCTCTAATCTTGCTGTTCACACCTCTAATTCTACCAGCGTTTATACCTATACCCGCTCTTTGTGCAATATACTTTCCAATAGCCATATCTGAAGAAAAAATACTATCTAAAGTATCGTCGCTATCAACAAGCACACAGCTGGCAAATTGTCTCACAGGAGTGCGAACACCAGCCATAATAGGTGTAGGTATATTTATTTTGAACAAAGATAGTGCATCATAATATCTTTTCACATAATGCATTCTTGTTTCAGGTGGATATTTAGCAAATAACGTTGCTGCAATCAGGATGTACATGTATTGCGGGGATTCAAATAGTTTACCCGTTGATCTATCTTGGCAAAGATATTTGTCTGCAACTTGCCGTAATCCTGCATATGTAAAATTTTCATCTCTTTTATGATTTATATAGGAATTAATTTTTGCAAATTCATCTTCGGTATAGTAGGATAAGATATCACTATCATACACTCCTCTTGCTACATTCTGCTTCACTAACTCAAATAAAGGAATAGTTTCGTATGAACCAAATAAATCTTTATACATACCATACAGTAATAACCGCGCAGCCGCATATTGATAGTTAGGGTGGTCAAGTGAGATAAGATCATCTGCACTCCTAATCAATATTTCCTGTATTTCTTTTGTAGTCATACCGTCATAAAACTGCAAATTTGCATTCATTTCTATTTGGCTACTACTAACACCGGCTAAATTACTGCAAGCAAATTCAACAACACGGTGTATTTTATCTATGTTTAAATCTTCTTTTTCACCGTCCCGTTTTATTATTTGTATTGAGTTTGTCATGTGGTCCTTAAAATATCATGTATTTATTTTATCAGAGACATCTGATATGTATTTAGAATTTGTAAATTATTGTTAGGATAAAATTTTTTGTCTATAGAAAACCCATAATCTATTTGTCCGCTACTATCTTGGCAAATAGCAATGCGAAACACATTATTTTGAAAACGGTTACAAAGCATTAATGAGTAAACAACTCCTAGAATAGACGTAAACTTACAATAGATATTTTTTTCTACCAACTGCCAAGGATCCGGCCAACTATCTCTATCCCAAGGATCGCACTGCAAAGTATGTCTTTTTGCTTTGTCGTAAAACTTATAGGCAAACTGTACAGGATTATCAGTTGTTTCTAATTTATCACGGAAAGCAGCCCAAGAAGCAAGTCTATTTTCAAAGATTTCTTCTGAAAACATTAAAACGAAAATCTATGAGTTTCAATCTTAAATCGGAATCTAGTATTACCAGATATTCCCACACCAGTTTTTGATTTCACATACAAAGAAAATTTTGGTATTTCGATTGTTCCATCATCTATAAAATCTGCCGAAAAAGTAATGTTTTGTAGTAAGTATGTATCACCTATATCATAATCAGTGCCACCAAAATGGTCGTAATTATCTGATATTCTCACCGATACGGGATTAGGATATGCTTCGCACATGATAGTAATTTTACCCTGTCTTTTGAAATTCATTACCTCGTTTGACATATAATAATGAATAATGTATGTTTGATCATATTCGCCTGGTAATCTTAATAAATTTTGAGCGGTTGCATAATTATCAATAATAATTTCTTCATAGTGTTTATCAATGAAATGTGCGGAACCTGCTATCTCCTCGACAAAAGGCACAGAAGAATCTAAATAAGCAATTCGTAACCTATTTCTAGTAAACACATCTTGAACTGATGTATTATTGACATCAGCAAATTTTATTACTGGATACCTGCTTTGTGTTTCGCTGCTTGTATAATTATTACTTGCATCTATCAAATTACCAACTAATTGAAAATAATTATTTTCGCTTGTATTGTAATTACCGCGTACAATATCTATAGCTTCATTATGGATATCTATAAATTGACAATCTTTGATACGATTATGCTGTGGTACAAGCTCGGCAAAATTTTGAAATCCAAAATTAATTCCTGCTCCTAATTTTGTAAATTGGCATTTTTCAAAAACATTCAACAAAATAGAATTATTAGCAATTATACCATGCGACCATCCTGATATTTTACATTTTGTAAAAACATTATTGTTGGTTTGGACTGTAGCACTAATGCAGGTAAGGAGTATACCACAATCATTTGGCTCGCCTACTGTTGGAATAGTAGTTATTGAATTACCCATTGTCCAATTACCACTGATAGATAAATCTTCAAATTTACTGTCACGACAATTGTCAAGTTGTAAACCTATTCCATTAGCAGAATGGACAATATTAAGACCGGCAAATTTTATATTTTTACATTGATTACTATATGTTGTTGTTTCTGCTGCAGCAGGTTGGCCTACTTCGCTTAAATCATTTACCGTCTTAAATGCAGTTCCTGCAGAACACTCTATAATTGTTTTTTCTGATCCTGCCCCAATAATAGTGGCATAAGATGGTATATAAATTGTACCTGTAATATTGTAGATTCCAGGATCAAAATATAAAATAACTCTACTTTGCTCTGGAACAACATGGCTATTATCTTGTGTTAAATATAATTGGTCAATAGCCCGTTGTATTATTGTTGTAGCATCCTGGATTCCGTCTCCTAGTGCTCCAAACGCACGGACGCTAACATAATCATCTAAACGTTCTTGTAATGATCTAGCTATAGGATTAGTTGTTGTTTCTCCGGTTTGTACAAACTGGGGTTTTTTATAACTATAGCTATCTGAGAAGGTAAAAATATCATCAGATTCTGTTAATATTTTTGTATTGCCTACTGTCGGAGCACCTTCGCTTAAACTGCCATTACCAATATACAATTCTTGGCTATCAATTGCCCACGCTAATTCTCCACTTGCAAGTTGTGGAACACCTTCACCTTGATTTTTTTGTCCTCTACGAATTTGAATCCTACTGATTTGAACGACAGCCACTATATTCTCCTAATTTAAGTATATTTATCTGCTGTCTATAAAACAGGCAAAGGTTTCATAAGCTTTCATAATAAGAATATAATCGATTATACCATTCATTTTTCCAGTGACTATAATCGTTTGGCAGAAGATCAAACTGTTGATATTCAAAATTTCTACTACACATAAAGATATGTCCCTCGTTAATGCTTGTTTTATAAAGCTCATTGTGGGCTTCAATGTAGGCTACTAATTGCAAGTAATAATCATCTACCCATTCTTGTTTTTTTGGTTTGTTAGTTTGTTTAAAATCACATATAGATAAATTACCATTATACGTACAGACTAGATCAGTTGTGCCGGCATACATCTGTGGCATCCATAAGTTTACCTCTGATCCAACAATCTCATCAATGAAGGGAAAGGCGTTTTCTTTAATCACTTTGGCCATATTGTTTGCTTGAATTGCGTAAGGATTAGATCCTTCTTTAGGCCATGTGCCAGTTTCAATATAATCCTCTAAATATTTGTGCATACGTGTTC